ATAGCTAAAGCTATGGCTATACAATTCAGTGAGTACATAGTAGAGGAGAAAAAGTTAAATGATAAGCGCAGGTAAATCAGAAGCGGAAGCTAAACAGTTTGCCAAAGAATACTCTTTAAAGAATCCTGGGGTGTACGTGACATTGTTCGCATGCTTTGGAATATTTTTAAGCACATCTAAGCAATTAAATGTTTATGCACCTAGCGATTCTTTGTTTGATGTTTACTGGCTTAATGGAAAAGAGAAATCTTTTACCACTAAACAGAAAATAGCAGACGAAAGAGCAACCCCCACACTTAACTAAAATCAGGAGGTAACACCATTTATGAATAAACCAAACCACAAAATTCTAGAGTCATTAGAGCAAAGCATAGCAACATTACAGTTTCTCAATAGCGAGGGACTCATAGATGATTATTTTCCTGTAGGTGACAGTGTTACTTATGGATTTGATCTAGCAAAGCTAGACGTGCAGGTAAAAGAAGCCGTTGATTTTATCCTTGATAATCTCAGGGATGATGCTGCTAGGTATGATCCATCAGTAGGTGTAGACAACAGGCATATCAGACAAGCACTTGAGGGTATAGGTGAGTGGGGAGAAACACTATGACCATTGAAACAAAAGTGACCTTTGGTTCAGCAGATTTGAAAGCGTTAGGTAATCCACTTCATGACGTAGGTGCATCCTTTGATGGTGAAATATCATGGGACTATGACGCTGATGAGGATGGCTTGCATGGCTTGCACTGGTATGCCTACAAATTGCATTACTTGATAGGTGCTAATGAATGGGGAGCTGCTGAATGGATACCGATAGATGCTGATAAAAGATCTATTGATATCTTAGGTGACCAAGTAGCTGAATTGTATGACCAAGCAAGGGATCATTTACAGGAACTAGCAGGAGACTTATAAGCTATGACATATCCAAAACAAGTAGTGTTAATCATCCATCATTCAGAAGATGAAAGACAGATTAAACGAGTCATCTTTAAAACAATGAAGGATCATATGGAGTACATCAAGGACTTACCCGACAATCAGCAACTCATTGAGAAGGAGGATAAAGCACTAGATCTAGCACTATCTTGGGATGATGATGAAGAACCACGCTCAGCTTCTCAGCTATTGCATGACGTGTTCAAGGACATAGGACAATCATACAAGGACTTCAACCCTAAAAACTAAGCCAAACAAGGAACAACAGATGGAAGGAATCAAACTAAGTAACGCCAGTAAAATGCCATGTAAATCATGGTCCCTTCAAGCTAGAACCACCTGTCCAGGTAGCGTAGATCCCAACACTAAAGAGTTAGTACCCGCCTG